AACCAGAACCAGAGATACGACAACAGTTTATTGATATTGGATTTGATGTAAGTCATTTCTATACCAATAATGTATCATTCTGTCCTTATGGGTTGGTATCCATACTAAAAGTGTTAGGTGTATTTGGCAACAAGAATATACCACCCATTTATCTCAGGTCAAGCCATTTACAGAGATTGTCGTTACTGCAAGGATTGATGGATACTGATGGCTATCCGTGTAAGGGAGGAACGACCGCCGAATATTCTAGTTCAAGAAAGATTCTTGCTGATCAAGTGTTTGAGTTGGCTATTTCTCTTGGATTCAAGGCGACTCTGAGAACCAAGCGAGCAAAACTAAATGGTCGGGATTATGGTGATACTTATACGGTCGCCTTCTCAACCAGAGAACGAGTTTTTCGGCTATCCAGAAAACATGAGATTCATCAATCAGGAATAGATCGAAGAACCAATCACTATCGAATGATTGTTAGATGTGAGCGGATTGATCCAATTCCAATGCGCTGTCTTACGGTAGACAGTCCATCACGCTTATACCTTTGTGGAACGTCCGGTATTCCGACTCATAACACGATGGCGCTCTTATTAGAGTGCCTGCGACATATCGCCAATCCACAATTCTCAGCAATTATCTTCCGTCGTGAAACCAAACAAATCATGTTACCCGGCGGCCTATTTGATGCGGCGATGAAGATTTATCCAGGACTGGGAGCTACCAGCCGGATTCAACCGATGCCGACCTTTACCTTTCGGTCCGGAGCCAAGATTGTTTTAACCCACCTGAATCAAGAAAACGATGTCGCTGGCTTTCAAGGTTCAGAAATCAGCCTTTTGGTTTACGATGAGCTTTGCCATTTCTCATTCAGCCAGTTCTTGTTTATGTTATCCAGAAACCGTTCTACTTGTGGAGTGAATCCCTATATTCGAGCCTCTTGTAATCCAGACCCAGACTCTTGGGTTGCAGACTTTATCTCCTGGTGGATTGATCCAGAAACCGGTTATCCCATTACGAAACGGTCCGGTCAACTGCGCTACTTTGTTCAGGTGCCGACCGAGAATGATACGGTGATGGTGTGGGGGAATTCACCGGAGGATGTGGCTGAACAACTTGGAGTGCCGACGCCAACTACGGCCTGTAGACAACAGGCTGAAGCTGCAATTTCCCAGTCCATTGACTCCGGCAAAGACCCTGAACAGAACGAATTTAGCGATGAGCTGGCAGCAGCGGTCCGCTACGTCCAAATCCTGCGATCAGCCAAGAGCGTGACCTTCATTCCTGGATTGATCTACGATAATCCGGCATTGCTTCGTGCCAACCCTGAATATCTGGCCAATCTCAAGGCGCTGGATCGAGTTCAACGCGCTCGTCTTCTCCATGGAAACTGGAAGGTACGGGCGGTAGCCGGGTCCTATCTGGCTCGTGGTGATGCACGGTTCCTTCCAGAGGTTCCCAACGATGTGGTTGCTTGGGTACGTTCCTGGGATTTAGCATCCATAGAACCCAATGAGAATAATCGAGACCCGGACTGGACAGTCGGCATGAAGTTGGGCCGTCGCTCTAATGGCCGAGTGGTCATCGCGGAGGTGATACGCTTTCGGCGCAATGCCAGTACAGTGCGTGATATTGTCTATGATACCGCCAAACGGGATGGTCAACATTGCTGGATTCAAATTCCTCGTGATCCCGGTCAAGCGGGAGTTGACCAAATTTCATCCTATGAACTGTTGCTGGCTGGGTATCCCCTGTTTTCACGCGCCATCACCCGGAACAAAATCGCGATGGTGGAACCTGCTGCTGCCGCTTGGCAAAAAGGGGCGATTGAATTGGTGATCGCTTCGTGGAATAATGAGGTGTTGGAGGAGTTTGACCGGTTCCCCACTCCTCATGCCCACGATGATTGCGTGGACGCTCTCTCAGGAGGCTACAACCTGTTACCTTCTGGATCGAATCCTGATTATGCGAACGCCGGACTTCATCGGCGCTTTCTTTTGGATGTTCGCCCATGAAGAAATCAGCTATGCCATCTATGGCTCCATCTCGATCAGAGCCGCGTTACTCGTCACTTCGGCCATTACTCAATTCAGAAGTGGCCATCTCCAAGATGTTGGATTATTTCTTCTTGGCGACGGACCCGGATGAATTGCTCCGCAAGGCAGGGATTCAACGCCATCAGTTACGGTCGCTGGAAATGGATGACGAAATCTCCCAGTGTATTGACACCCGGATGGATGCGGTCGCCTGTTATTCGTGGCGTTTGGAACCTAACCAAACCCGTAAATCCAAGATCGTTCGAGAAATCCTGGAAAAAGCTGAATTAGACATTTTCATCCGGTCACTGATTGGGGCGGTGCCTTACGGATACGTCGTCAACGAAGCCATCTACCGGCGTAACCAGTGAAGGATTGAACTGGAACGTATCCCGCAAAAGCCGATGGAATGGTTCCTGCCGATGGCCGATGGTTCGCTCCGCTACTTTCCTGACGACGGTTCCGGCGGGATGCAGGGCGTCCTCTGTGATCCCCGTAAATTCTTCATAACAGTGAGGAACGCTCGTTACCAGAATCCGCGTGGAGAGGCGTTGTTGTCCCGTCTCTGGTTCCCGGTCACCTGGCGGAGGGAAGGATGGGGCATGTGGCTCCACTTCCTGGAAACCTTTGGTGATCCGATTGTACTGGGCCAGGTTCCTGATTTTCGCTCCTTCGTGGCTGCGATGAAATCGCAGGGGGTACGCTCTACCATTGCGTGGCAATCGACCAGTGACCGTGACAACGTGAGTACGATCACCGCTTCGGCTCCCGGCGAGTTCGAGCGGCTGGAAAATGCCATCATCCGCAGGATTCAAAAGCTATTCCTCGGCCAAACCTTGACCAGCGATGTGTCACAGCAAGGCGGTTCCTACGCTCAGGCCACGGTTCACAACCAAGTACGCCATGACAAGACCCGCTCTGATGTCCGCATGGTCACCAATACGTGTCAGAAAGTGGTTGATGTCCTGTGTGATTTAAACGGATTTGATCGTTTACGCTTCATCATGAACGATGATGCTGATTTGGCGGCAACGAGAGCCGCTAGAGATGCGGTGATCTACCCCGTCTTGAGCGGATCTGGATTCAAGCTCAGCAAGGATTATTTCATCGACACCTATGACTACCGCGATACTGACCTGGAAGAGAAACCTGTTGTAGTCAATCCGTTCGTACCGACTCATCAGCCGGCTTCCGATACGGAGGACACACCGTCTGGCAACACCACAGATATGCCGAACGATTCGCAGGAACCCGCTAATAAGCAGCGTTCAGTCGCTGATCCGAACGGAGTCGAAGGCCAGAAGGCCGAGCAGGGAGTTCCGGTCGGAGCACCCAAGCAGAATTTAACAGCGATGGAGTGAGCGATGAGTTTCACGCTGGATGTCCGGGTTGAACGTGAACACACCATTGGCGGTAAGGTTTCTTCGGAGCGTGATGCGGTCAGCGAACGGCTGCGAGCCATCCGTGATGCGTTGACGAAGGACCAACTGCGGTTCCTGTTGCGGCAGGTCGGCGATGTGTACTACCGCAGCACGCTGGAACGGTTCAAATCCCAGTCGGAACCCAGTGGCCAGAAGTGGGCCGCCTGGGCTGAATTGACCAAGAAGCTACGTAAGACTGGAATTCCCAACCATCGTCCTCCCGCCATCTCCTCCGTGTCCGTAGGCGGAGTAACCGCAGGCGGAAAGTTGATCTGGACCGGTAAGTTGATGCGCTCCATCAAGGCGCTTGTCAGGACAGATCGGGCCACCGTTTATGTCGGCGTCAACAGCGCCCAAGTACCCTATGCGTGGATTCACCAGATGGGGTACGGCGGCGGTTCCTTCCGCACCATCCCGAGGCGTAAATTCCTGGGCTATACCAAGAGAGCCAACGCGGAAGCCATGCAAGTTATTTCCAATTATCTAATGGCGCAAGCCTTTGGCATTTCGATGGAGTAACGATGCGCGTCCTGGTTGCTTGCGAATTTAGCGGAATTGTCCGTGAGGCATTTCACAAAAGAGGACATGAT